CTACAGCAGTAGTACTATTTGTTGTGGTTGCACTAGACTTTACAGTTTGAATTACTTGTCCTACTTTACCACCACCTGCACCAGTTACAGTACCTGTCAAAGCATAGTTATCATCTAATTTTAATATAGTATTGTCTACAGCATCTAGTGCAATTCCACCTGTTAATACTTTTGTTAATGCCATTCTTTACTCCTTAACTTGGCTTTGTTGGAAACGTAATGTTACTCAACGCATCATCTGATGGTGTAGTATCTGTAATGTCTCTTAATGCCTGTCTGTATGTTTTCCAAGCATCTGATAATGTTACGTCACCTAATGCCATGTAATCTGTTTCAGCTAGTAGCCTATCTCTTTTCTGTCGTAGGTCTACCATACGTCTAGCAGGAGCTTCATCTGACCATGCTTTTTCTTCTGCTTCTCTTGCTGTTTGTTCTGCATCTGTAAGAGCAACTAAATTGCCATTAACAAGTTTATTATAATTTGCCATTATTTTACTATCCCATAAATTGTTAAATTATTACTTGCTATGTTTCCACTACTCGTTACTAAATTAAAACCTTTAACAACTGTTGCATAGGCAGTAGAAATTAATCCAGCAGTAAAATAAATACCTTCAGGATTTCCATCAGTAAAAGAAGTTTTTGCACCTCCAATAAGAGTACACGGCACAGTAGTGCTATTAACATGGTATATATGAAAACTAAATTGACTGCCTTCACCAGCTACATTTCCTACATTAGAATAATTTAATTTAAAGAAATCCCCTCCTTGAGATTCTTCTCCTAATGCTAAATATTGCAAATCATATCCATGTTTACTTCCAGTAATAATGCCTGATGAATCTTTTAATTTAAGATACAAATCAACATTATCAGTAGCAGGTAAACAATGTCCAACAACGTAATAAGTGTCATAAGTTGAGTTTATATAAGTATCGTCAATATCAATACTTGTTACAGCACTTGTTCCAGACTGTGTATATAATTTTACTAATCCACCTGCTCCAACCGGAGGTTGGCTAAATGTAACAACACCACTACTTGATATTGCCATAGCATCTGCATCACCTACAGAACCTATCTGCCCTGCATTAGCTATTGTTATGCCACCACTGTGAACACTTCTTCCTGTAAATGTAGGCACACCTGTAACTGCAAGAGTACCACCTACAGTAGCATTACTACTAAACGTACCTGTTGTTGCACTCAAAGCACTTGTTGCAGGATGAGCGACTGTGCCTAATGTTCTAAACAAATAGTAAACAAATATATTATTACCTGAGTTACTAGAAGGTGCTGCTGTAAATGTAAGTGTGGTTCCAACACTAACTGCATAAGCTACAGATGGTTCTTGGATAACACCATCAACGGATACAAGTATATCCTCGTCAGAACCAACGGCATGTTCTAACGTGAAGGCAACAGTAGAACCATTACCAGAATAAACCGAAGCTGCTTTAGATGCTGTAAATCTATCAACGGCTGGAGTACCTATATATGCCATATTATGTGATCTCCATCATACTAAAAGTGCCTGAAAGCATGTCTGCAACAGAACAATCAACATCTAATACATCTCCTGCTTCCAAAACAACTTTACTACCAGTAAGCACCTCTAAAGATGAGCCTACAGGTATGGGGGCTGCATTTATAAGTATACTTGTTCCATTATCTGCATCTCCAGTAGCACCAGTTTTAGCAGTTGTACTAACTAATCTAACGGTAGCAGTAACTTGTGCAGTGTGTATGTTAGTTAAAATTAAACCAAGAACAACTGTTGTTGTGCTACCTGCTGTAGTGTAAAATTTGTAAACTGTTCCAGCCGCATTGGGCTCGGCTGCAAAAGTAACTACTCTAAATGTATTCGCCATTTTTTATTTTCCTTATCCTAATGCAATCGCAAGAGCAACAGCTGAGTCGGCAGCACTTGCATCTGTTAATGCCGTTAATACACTTACATCCATTCGTTTTAATGTTCCAGCGTCACTTACTAATAATTCATCCGTAGTTGCAAGACCAGAAGTAAGTGCAGTTTGCCCTGATATTACGTTGTTATTAAGGTGTTCGCTTTCGACAGCATTGTCTGCAATTTTTGCCTCTGTTATAGCATCGGCTTGAATATCAGCTGTTTCTACTGTGTTATTAGGAAAAACAGGGACTGCTGTAAATGTGTGAACGCCTGTTGTTGTCGCTGTTCCACTGATTTCTACATTACCATTAATATCAATCAATGTTGAAGTTAGGTCTATCTCATCGTCAGCAGCAATAGACAAGTCACCATCGGCAGTGGAACTAATATGAATTGCAGCATCACGAAAGATTATCTTATTATTAGTGGCTATAGTAGTTGCAGCGGCAATGTTAACTGCACCATCAATATCAACTATATCTAAATTTGTAGTACCATCGACATCTATGTCACCTGATATATCTAAACTTGCTACTACAGAAGTTCCCGTTAAAGTTGGAGTAGTTAATGTTTTATTGGTAAGAGTGTCTGCCGATACAAGAGATACTAAAGTTGAATTTGCACCTTCTGGCAAGAGCATAGTATTTGTAGCACTCGCTGAATGAGGTTGAGCTTGTACTGTTTGACCATGTGAATTTGATTCACAATTAAACACTATAGCACCCGAATTAGTGTTTCCTCTAACAACGACTGTGCCTGTGCCATTAGGTGCTAAATCTATCGTGGCATTAGATGTTGTTACAATGTCAGCACCATTCATGTCTAAGTTTCCACCTAACTGTGGAGTACTATCTTCTGATATATTTGATATAGCACTTGATGTAGCAAGTCCTGATACAACAACACTTCTTGCAACTTTTTTTAATCCACCCCCTGAAGTATCTACAGCAAGAAAAACATCGTCACTTGCTATACTTGATATCTCAGATAAAGAACCTACTGCTGTAGGGTTAAAGTTTGTACCATCAGCAACAAGTATATGACCTGCTGTATTAGTACCCATAACTAAATCATCGCCAGTTATAGTTAGATCTCCACCAACAGTAACATTTCCTGTTGTAGTAATTGTATCAATAAAAGCATCTTTATAACGTAAAGATGTAGTACCTAAATCTATATCAGAATCGGTAACGGGAGATATTGCTCCGTCTTTTATTGTAATTTGATCGGCACCAGCAACTCTTATATCAATTTGATCGTCAGTATCTGCCGTAATAGAAGTATCAGCATCTGCATCAAGTATTAATTCTGTCCCATTTAAGTCTATTTTTGCGTTAGCTGTAATTAAACCAGTTATGGCTAATGTAGAAGCACCCTCAATAGAACCTGTAACACCTAAAGAACCACCAACAGTAGCATTATTAGTAATTGGCATATTGCCACTTGCATCAAGAAACACGGCTTTTTCTGCGGGTTGTGTGCAGAATATTGTTCTTGCACCATTAGACCAACTAACGGCAGCATCACTGTTACTGGATTGCAATATAGTTGTTCTAGCTAATATTGTTCCAGAAGATGTGTATGTTCCAAGACCTATTTCAAAATCAACACCATCCGTACAACAATAATAAGTTGTGTTTGTGTCACCTATAACGGAAAAGGCTTCAAAACCATTCTCTGCACCCAATAAGGTGTAGTTTGTGGTTCCTGTGGTTGAGGTTGTTTCTTTAACTCTATCTGCTAAAACTAATGCCATACGTTAAGTCCTCGGTCTTGACGGAAGACCTCTTCTGTAAGCATCTTGATTCTCTCTTGCTTCTCCAAGATCTTTCAACCTAGATAATCCATCCATAAATCTTTTTTCATAAAGAGCAATAACATCTTGCTCTCCCTTCATGAAAGTATACGCTTCAAACAGCGATCCGTAAAGAAGTACGTTTGGTGCATTTGCACTCATCCATGTTGTAGTTGCGGTATCAACTAAGCTTGTTGGTCTATAAAAATAATGTAATTCAACTGTATACGCTGAATTAGGTGTAGGTGCTAGTAAAAAGTGATCTACGCTAAACACGGCATAGTATTTAGGTACACCTGTTGTGGAAGCGTTTGGTGTATACTCTCTTAGAAAATTAACATCTTTTTGTAATAAGAAATTTTCTGATCCACTTGTTGTTATCTGCAAAGAAAACACAGCTAGTAAATCCTCCGGAACAGATAAAAATTGATCAGAAGCCGTCATAGCACTTGTTACGTTTTTTCTAAACAATTCTAAATCAACTGACTCAAATATTCTATCTTCCGCTGCCTTAACAAAGTTAGGGAGATTAGTTACAAAAGTAGCTTCTGAATTGTCCGTATAATCCTGGATAGCTGTTTTTAATGTTGCGTATGTAAAACTCATTTATGTCCCCAATGTAACTGGACCAGCCGTGGCTATTCCGCCACCACCTTTTGTGTTGCCAACTGAAGCCGTACCACTACTAGCCGTAAAACTATACTTATTATCGTTGACTTTAGTTATAGTATAACCTGCGGCTCTTTCAAGTACTGTGCTTGTGAAAGAATCAAAACTTGATACTGATCTAAACCTTACAGTATCGGTTGATGATCTTCCATGATTAGGCTCTGTAACAGTTATTACAGAAGTATTAATGTCGCCAGAAGAAAAAGCATTTAATCCAAGAAGATTCTCTACGGTCACTTCTGTGCGACTTGTAACTCGTGGTTGATACAAGGCTGTTGGATCAGGTCCAGGTCGGCTAGGTTTTAGTTGTGGGTGTTTAATCTCGTATTCATCAGGACCAACTTTCAAACCATTCCATTCGGTTTTCATCTCTCGCAGACGATAACGAAATCCAGAACGATCTGAAAATCCCCACGCTTTTTTTCCTGTTGCATATCTTGCCATATCAGTAACTATAATAAGCCATACTAGGGGTTAATTTTAAAGGAGTGCTATTGGCATCCTCGGCTGCTGCTCGTTGAAATTCTTCTTCATAAACGGATTTTAATAACTGTACTCTATCGGGTGCTTTCTTCATTGCTAAATAATAAGCAAGACCAGCCACCATACAAGGAAGGAATCTAAATGGCGTGTCTGCATTATTTATCAAAGAGTCGGCATCTTCAATACGTCTTACATAATAATAGACTAATGTGTATGAAGCGTTTGGTGTTGACCACAAAGTAATGGTAGGAATAACCTGCCTATCAAAGAAATACTGACTTGGTTGTCCAGTGCTTGCTTTATTAGGTATAGTTAAATACTCACCTCGACTCATCTGTGTTAAGGTAAAATCAACATTACTGCTATTTCTTAAAACAACTTCTAACAAGTCCACATAAGTAGCATCTAATGTGTAAGTGGCTGTACCAGAAGTTATAGCTTTAGTTTCTTGTTTTACCGTCCACATGTTAAGACCACGATTTGCCCAATCAGCGAACATAAGATTCAATGAACGTCTAGCTGTTTTTGCGTCATAACCAGTACGC